CGGAGAGCGGCAATTTCGGATTGAATGGTTTCAAGAGACATTATATATTTCTTACTCTGGTAATCTTTAAGTAAGATACGTAAGAAACAGGACTGATAGTAGGAGGAGTAACACTAACATGTAAAAATTGGGACTAAGATCGGACATTCCTAGGGATGACGGACGTTCCACTATCCTAAAAGGTTCTCTGGGTGTTAAACCGGGTACCTGACCAGGGCATCCACCAGCACAACACGTACTTTCTGGACACTCAACCACATGGGGGCCACGTCTGACTCCACAGAATTGGGACTTCTTTGGGTTGGCTACATCGTCATATGCGAAGCATCGGCATTCGTCTATTATACTACAGACCATATTATTATGTAAGAATATAATAATGGACACTGAAATTTATTCAGAAGCGGCGATCCAAAAATTCATGGATGAGAATTTATTGTTCAAGGATGCAAAATTGAAAAAGTATTATGATAGAAATGAACAGAGGGACATTGGAAAGTTTAGGAATCGTGTTCATAGTGTCTACAGTAAAAAAGATTTTGACAAGATTGTGTATCTGTTAGTTACAAACTCTTTGAGAGATATAATCTTGGAAACTATAGGTGAAATTTCAGAACATATGAAGAACATGGGTGATCTCATCGTGAGTGGTGGGGAAGCCTTCAATCTATACATGGACTACAACAACCGCATCATCACAACAGATATTGACGCGAAGTTTGTCCCACGGATGCCCGTGAACCCAAAGTTTTTTGGAAAACTTCAAGCAACCAAATTGATTCTTTGGGACAAGATAGGTGAAATAGCTAAAAAGTTAAACACTCGTGTGAGAAAGCGACTCACTTTGATGAAGACTAAAAACGCCAAACTCTTCAAGTTCTTGGGTCTGAGTGTCCCACCATCTGGTCCAGCAGTGACTCGTAGGTATACCCTAATCAAGAAGAGGAAGTCTGGTCCCGGGAATGATCCCAAAAAGGGGGATGTTTTCATTGATGTGGAATTATTCACACTCGATTTGAACACGAGATTCTATTCACCAAGCAGTGGTAAAATTGAGAGTGTGACCCTTGGGGGTATCCTCGATATTCCTTTCATGAGACCCAAAGAGTTTGGCTACGAAGTTGTTCTCACGAGGCGTAAGGGTATAACCTACAAGAACCAGAATACGGGTAAGTTAGTCAGGAATAACAACGTATACGTAGCCAGCCGAGAGTTTTTGATTGAAGACATATACCTAATGAGTAAACTTAAGCTTCGCCCAGAGAAGCAGGAGAAGGATAGAAAGCGTCTCGTAAAACTTGCACAACTCCTCGATAAGAAGGTGTCGGCTGCAAACTCTATTGACGACCTCTTCAAGCGTATAAAACCTCTGATCACCAGGGGGCGTACACCAGCTACCAAGAAGAACGCACGTGTTCCTGTAACACGAGCTGCGCGGGTGGATCCATTCAAATACAAAAACTTTACGACCAAACCCTCAGAAGACAAGTTATCTAAGCAAATTGTACACGGTCTCAAAACTGTCACGAAGAATACCAATGTGAATGGGTACAAAAACTCTTCGGGAAACAAGCGATTAAACCTGAAGAATTTGAAATGGAAGAATGTTAATAACAATTCCTATGTGAAAAACGAGGTCAACCTGAGACCCGAAAACGCAAAGAAACTACCCAAGAACATCAACTTCACAAATACACTCTATGGGTATAATCCCAGGAGAAATATGTGGGTTCCCAAGAACATCATAAATAAGTCAGCGGCTATACCATTTGTTGGTTTAAAGAAATGAGACCTAAACTACATATAAAATGCTTTACAACGCCCCAGCTAAAGGTGATGACGGACTCTACTTCGTGAAGGCTCTCAACGATTCTAAGCGCAAGTGCCTCGTTCAATTGAACGGGGTGAAGATAGCGGATATCTCAGGAGACATTGTGATGGACCTTGGTTCTGACGCGAATGTTTCTAAGATTCAAGTGATTGACACTGGGAATCTCAGTGCCGCGGTTGAAAACGCTGAGACTTGGTTCGGTAAGAAACTCTCTGACAAGGTCGTTGAGGGGGCTTACACTTCCAGTATCGCTGACGGTCAGGTTACAGGCGAGCGTATCGAGGTTACCAGGGTTTTCAATTCTGAGCAGGGAGAGGTTGACTTTGAAACTGTTCAACCCGGTAAGACTTGTGATGTCATCCTAGAATTTGCTGGTCTCTGGTTTGCCAAGAAATCTTTCGGTTCTTCATGGAATGTTGTCCAGGTCAAGGTCCATCCAGACCCAAATCTTGATACTTACCCAGAAGGATTTGCTTTCGTTGAAGACGAGCAATAAAAAAATTGTTAACCTAATATAAACATGATGAAGAAGGGACGTACCCAAAACCTCTTGATGGTGGCCGCTGTCGCCGTGTTGGTCTATTTGCTCTTCACTATGAACAACAAGTCTGAGTATTCTATTAAGGAGCGCGAGTACACCGCGATCCAGATGGCCCCCTCCACCGGTCCAACCGCTGCGGGACCCGCTAATGGCTGTGGTATGGCGAATGGTGTTGGCCTCGCGTCCTCCCTCCTTCCCCGTGAGGTTGCATCCGCTGAGGACTTTGGTGAGTTTGCTCCAGAAGACATCCTCGCTGGTCAGAACTTCCTTGAGCCCCGTGCCCAAATTGGTTTCCCAGAAACTATCGGTGGTGCTCTCCGTAACGCCAACCAACAGATCCGGTCCGATCCCCCTAACCCCAAGGATCCCTTTGTGTGGAACAACTCTACCATTGTACCCGATGGCATGCAGCGTGGTCTGTGCTGAATAGCACTTAAAGATTAGATGTGTAGTTTTTATATATTAAATATGTCAGTACCAAACGAACTTTCTGATAGCGTCTCTAAACTTGTAGAACTCTCTAAACAACTTTCAGAAGCGAAATCTGATATCAAAATCCTCAACCAGGAAGAGAAGCGATTGAAGGAATCAGTCAAGAAACATATGATTGATCAGGGTATTGATACCATTAACCTCAGGAAAGGTAAAATTAGTATACGTAAGTCGGTACGTAAATCTGGGATGAGTAAGGATGCCGTTAAGGATGGACTTCATACGTTCTTCGGTGGTGACGAAGCTAAAGTTGAAGGTGCTTTAAACGCGATTAAAGATGGACTTAAAACCAAGGAATCAACTTCGCTCTCATTAACCGGTATAAAAGAGAAGCCCGAGAAAGAAGATAAGTAATAATCATGGTTTGGAGCCAATACGTATACGAAGCCACCGTTGGTTTTGAGACTTCTCATGCCAGTGATGACGAAGATTTGACAGATGACACTCCTCTTAATGTTGAAGACTGGGAAGTTCAATATTCAGATGAGTTATGGTACATGTGGGGTATGATGAATACACTCCTAGAGGATGCCTACATTGAACATACAGGGAAGTTTTGCGACTTTGTTGAGTTTTGTTACATGGAGCATGAGTGTGTCGTTTGGGAATACCAGGAAGAGAAACTTTCCCATATTTGGAAACATCTCAGGCGAGTTGTAAACCAAAACGGACACCACAAAGAGATGATGCGAGGTGCTACATTTTACCACTTTGTTGACTACGCTAAAAATTATATGTGCATATATTAAATGCTCCCCGATATCACCTCTAACAAAGTTGCTATACCAGCCGCCCTTTTTCTCGCGCTCAGCCCCGGTGTTCTCTTGACCACCAACGGTAAGAAGATCGCTTTCCGCAACGGAAAGACCAACCAAATGGCGATTTTCTTCCACGCCCTTGTGTTCTTCCTTGTGTACAGCCTCATCGCGCGTGCTATGGGTCTCGTTCTCACTAAGACTGATCTGATTGTGACCACCGTTCTCTTCTTGGCCCTCAGCCCAGGTCTCCTCTTGACTCTCCCCCCCGGTTCCGGTGGTGTTCTCAAGTCGGGTCAGACCAGCATCTCCGCCGCTGTGACACACGCGGTTGTGTTCGCGGTTGTGTTCGCGCTTTTACGCAAGCAATTTCCTCAATTCTATTAAGTAAGAGGATGAAATACCTTGTTTTAGGTCCAGCATCAATGGGTATATACTCAATGATTGGGAGCCTAAAAGCAATGGAATCCACTCTCGTGGATGTTAAAGAAATATCTGGGTCATCCGCTGGTTCAATTTTATGTTTATTTTTGGCCTTGGGGATGTCCGTTGATGAAATATTAAATATATCTCTATCTCTGAATATCCCCGAGTTTGTTAAGATACGTATAGGATCTTTCTTTAACAAATTTGGTTTTGTTGATTTGGGACCCATACGCGAAAAAATGGTTGAAATATGTGGACGTGACCCTACGTTTGAGGAGTTGGATATGAAAATATACGTGTCTGCTTACTGCTTAAACACGTCGGCGACAGAATACTTCTCTAGGGATACCCACCCCAAAATGAAAGTCATTGATGCTGTGTGTATGAGTATGGCTGTACCCCTTATATTTTCGTGTGGTAAATATGAAGGTAAAACCTATGTGGATGGTGGTACACAGGAAGTCTACCCCATTACTCCATTTTTAGATAAGAAACCACATGAAATTACATGTGTCAAACTGAAGATGGATAAAGTATACATTGATGAAATAAACACACCAAGACAATTTGTAGAGTGTCTCGTTCGCTCAACAATCGTAAATAGACATGAATATAGCAAAGATGTACATATAATAGAGATTGATATTGGTGACACCAATATCTTTGATTTCAGTATGTCTTATGAAGATAAAGTTAGATTGTATAATATAGGATACACTTTTTTGTTAACTTAATGTATATAAGATGGATGCATGCGATCCAGATGCAGATATAGAAAACCTCAGACAGTTGATTAAGATCAACGCAGGGGTAGATATTAAGTTAACAAAAAAAGAGATTTGCCAGGCGTATGAGGATATTCAGGGTGGTAAGTTACCTCTCCCACCTTTAGTCATGAATTCAACTCGTACATACTTGATTGATAAGAAATCCCCATTGAAGCCAAATGATTATGAACTTCTTTTTGATTCTTCCACAAAGCGCGTAGACCTTAAAAAGATCGCACGTAAGGTTAATCTTAAGAATGTTGATCAGATGACCAAGTGTCAAATTGTTGACGCAATCGGTAAACGCCTGCGTTACATGAAAGTGCACGAACCCGTCAAGTTTGCTAGACGAACTCGTGTATCCGTTAACAAAACCACAGCAGTGAACGAAAATAACACAGCAGTGAACAATGTTAACAATTTCAACACGAACCGTGTGAACAACAACGTGAACCGCGTGAACAACAACACGAACCGTGTGAACAACAACACGAACCGTGTGAACAACAACGTGAACCGCGTGAACAACAACGTGAACCGCGTGAACAACAACGTGAACCGTGTGAACAACTTGAACACCAATGTGAACCGTGCAAATGGAGCTCGCCCGGATATGAACTTTTCGGGTAAAGGTGTTTTTAGAAAGGGTGAGAAACCCGCATTTTTAGGTGGAACCACCCGCGCCGTTCGTGAACCTGTTAACAATAGACGTCCAGTTAACATGAATCAACGACCAGTTACTATGAACACACCAAAGAAACCTACGGTCTTCGGTAGTATCTTTGGTAAAAAGAAGGATAAAAACTTTGTTCCCGCCAAAAAGTTTGGTGGTGAAAAACCAGGGTATGCTTTTAAACAGGGCAATAAGGGATTAGGCTACTACATAAATACTGGTCCATTGCGTGCGCAAGGACCTTCTTTACCATCTATCGAACCTCAACCAATCCCAGCTAATCAAAACTTAACCACGGAACAAGCCGTTGGTAAAATTAAACAACTTGGTCTCAGACGTGAGAAGAAGTTCTTGAGACAGTTAGAACTTGGAACTGTCTCACGAAAGCAGGTAGTAGCTGAAGCTACACGTTCCCAAGAAGAAGAAAAGAGATTCCTCGCGTTTATAGATGGTCTGAAACTACTCAACATTGAGAGTGAATACATTAAACAACGCATGGCTGTAGATGATCTCAGACAATTGAGAGTTGAAGCTCAAATTAAGGCTGATGAGAGAGCCAATGTGACAAGGAGTAACGAGGAAAAGATGGCCATGTTCTTAGAGTCAACAACTCTCGGACAAAAAGATAAAAATTCCTTCTTGGACCGAGCCAGACAAGATAGTGCTAATGTTAACAAATTGATTTTAGAAATTAAGAAATTGATTTCACAGGAAATGGACAAAGTCCTCAACAATAAGAGACAAGAGTTTACATCTCT